CGCGACTCAAGCACATCACCGGATACTCGAAGTTGTACGCCGACGTGGACTACAGCCCGTTGGTGCTGACCAAGACCCAGGTCGAGAGCAAGGCGCTCTACAAGAAGGAGCACCCCGAGGAGGAGGTACCACCGTGGTGAGCAAGGTCTACCGCGACGCCGTGACCGGCGAGTTCGTGACCGAGGAGTACGCCCTCGCCAACCCGGACACTACGGTGGCCGAGACGGTCGAGGGGACGCCGATGAGCCCTTCGCAGCCGGGCGCTGACGAGGACGGCTTCGGCGGAGACGCCCCTGCCCCAGCCAATCCGTCGGACGGAACGTCCTCGAAGGGAGCCTCGTGACCATCGACATCAACATGGGCGAGTCGGTCACCAAGCCGATCGACTGGATCAAGCCCTACTGGCGCAACCCGCGTCGGGTGCCCGAGGAGGCGGTGAACGCCCTCGCGGAGTCCATCCGTCGGTTCGGGTACCAGCAGCCGATCGTGGTGGACGCTGAGGGCGTCATTATCATCGGTCACACCCGCTACGCCGCTGTGCGCAAGTTGGGCTGGACCGAGGTCCCGATCCTGATCGTCACGCACCTGTCGGCCAAGCAGGTCAAGCAGTTGCGGGTCATCGACAACCGGGTGGCCGAGTTCACCTCGTGGGACCTCGACGCGCTGACCGACGAACTGGGCGACCTGGACGCCGACCTGCTGCGGGCCTACTTCCCGGAGATGAGTCCGTCGGACTGGTCGGAGGACGAGGCGGCGGCGATCACCGAGGACCCGAGTCGCGCGTGGGAGAACGTGGACACCACGGTCGAGTTCACCTGTCCGTCGTGCTTCCACATGTTCGAGACCGAGGTGTCGAAGGACGACATCCTCAGCGGCAAGATCGGAGCCAAGGCATGACCATCGCGATGCCGGAGACCCAGACCGTCCCGATCGAGGACATCAAGCCGTACTGGCGCAACCCTCGCCGGATTCCGGCGGAGGCCGTCGAGGCTGTGGCGACCTCGATCAAGGAGTACGGCTACCAGCAGCCGATCGTCGTGGACAAGGACATGGTGGTCATCGTCGGCCACACGCGGCTGCAGGCGCTCAAGAAGTTGGGCGTCGCCGAGATCCCGGTCTACGTCTCTGACCTGCCGGAGGCGAAGGCCAAGGAATACCGGCTGATCGACAACCGCACGGGCGAGATGACGACCTGGGACCACAGCGCCCTGGTCCTCGAACTGCGCGAGTTCGAGACGCACCTCCTCGAATCGTTCTTCCCGGACATCGACCTTGAGATCGGTCAGGTCAACGACGCGGTGCACAACATCACCGACGAGGACGTGTCCAAGGCCGAGGAGAGCATCCGCAAGGTCAAGGAGGCGGAGACGATCCTGACCACTGAGGTCGTGTGCCCGTCGTGCTTCCACTCGTTCAAGGTGCGGACGGACTCCCTGCCGGGACTGAGCCGCAACGACCTCTCGGAGATGAAGGCCGGTGGCGAAGCGGTCTGACCTTGCGGCGGAGGTCAGCAAGGTCATGGAGGAGGCTGGGTTGGAGCCGGTTGACGGCAACCCGGCCCTTCTCGACGACGCCCGGAAGAAGCGCCAGGAGGCGCGACGGGTAGAGGCCATGAGCCTCGTGATCGCCGGTCTGACGTACGAGCAGATCGCCGAGCGGATGAAGATCAGCCCGTCGGGTGTCCGGGCGCTGGTCGAGCGCACCCTCGAACGGGCGACGAACCGCAACGTCGAGGCGCTTCGGGAGATCGAGAACGCTCGGCTGGACCGCGCCCAGGCCGCGATCTGGACGAAGGTGCTGGGCGGTGACCTCAAGGCCATCGACACCTACCTGCGGATCAGTACGCGGCGCGCGAAGATGAACGGGCTCGACGCCCCGACGAACATCAACCTGAACCTGTCGATCAAGCAGGAGATGGAGCAGGCTCTCAACGAACTGCACGAGGTGGTCATGGGGGAGGTGATCGAGTATGACGCTGGCGACACCGACGCTGGACCCGGCGAAGGCGATGGAGACTATCGCGAAGTTGAGGGCCCTGGCGGAACTGGCGACTGACGACAAGGAAGCCCGCTGGATCATCTCCCAGATCGCCCAGGTCACCCGGCAGTACAAACTGGCCTACGGCATCGGGATGCCGAAGGGGCCGGTCGAGCACGCCCTCGAAGTGGACCCGTCGTACCGCGTCCGTCCGCACCTGCAGTACCTCAGCGACCGGATCGCGAACGCGGTGCGTGACGTGGAGCGCGGTCAGAACCGGATGCTGGCGGTCTCGATGCCGCCCCGTGCGGGCAAGAGCACGCTGCTCTCGTTCCACTCGCCGACCTACTTCCTCCGGCGGCACCCGGACTGGAAGATCATGATGGCGTCGTACGACGGTGGCCTCGCGAAGAACTGGGCGACCAACGTGCGGACGGTGGTCGAGCACCACCCCGACCTCGGCATCGCTCTCAAGCGCGACGGCGGCAAGGGCTCGAAGTGGGAGACGGTCGAGGGCGGCTCGATGTTCACCACCTCGGTTCGAGGCACCATGACGGGTCGCGGTGCGCGGGTGATGATCATCGACGACCCGGTGAAGGACTTCGTGGAGGCGCACAGCCTCGCGTACCGCCAGAACCTCTGGAACTGGTGGCTGAGCGTCGCCCAGACCCGGTTGGAGCCGCCCTACCTCGTGATCGTGGTCATGACGCGGTGGCACGAGGACGACTTCGTGGGGCGGCTGCTCTCGACCGAGCACGAGGGCAACCCGAAGGACTGGGAGAAGATCAGCCTCCCGGCGCTGGCCGACACCGACGACGACGTGCTGGGCCGCGAGCAGGGCGAGCCGCTGCTGACGCCGCTGTTCGAGGAGACGATCGACGACGCCGTGGCGCGGTGGGAGTCGGTCCGGGTGAACGTCGGAACGTACACGTTCTCGTCGATGTACCAGCAGCGCCCGGCTCCGGCCAAGGGCGCGATCTTCGACTCGGGATGGTGGCGCTTCTGGACGATGGACCCGGAGAAGGCGACGGATGACGGTCGGGTGGTCTACCTCGACCCGAGCGCGCAGATCGGCGGGCAGTGGTGCGACTCGTGGGACGCGAACTTCGGGTCGAGCGAGACGAGCCGTGGCGGCTGGGTGGTTGGGCAGCGGTGGGTGCGGGTCGGAGCGAACCGCTACCTCGTGGCTCAGATGCGCGAGAAGTGGTCGTTCACCCAGACGCTCTGGGCGATGAAGAAGTGGGCCGGGATGCCGCCGGACGACTGGCCGGAGGATGAGCCGTACGACCCGTGGACCCACACCCGGTCGCCGTGGGGCAACCTCGTGCACGAGCGCCTTGTGGAGAAGAAGGCCAACGGCGCGGCGCTGATCAACACGCTCAGCGAGCAGATCAGCGGGATCAAGCCGATCACGCCGACGACCTCGAAGGAGAACCGGGCGCGCGCCATCACGCCGGAGTGCGAGTCGGGCAACGTGTTCCTGCCGCACCCGAGCGACCCCGGCAACGAGTGGGTGACCGACCTGCTGAGCGAACTGCGGAACTTCCCGCACGACGCGCACGACGACCAAGTGGACGCGCTGACCCAGGCGTTGAGCCACCTGCGCGGTCCGGGCCGTGGGCAGGTCACGAACCCGGCGCGGCCTCGCGCGGGGCAGACATGGCAGCGACCACGAAACGTAGCACAAGCGGCGATGACCGACCTCGCTCGTCACCGGAACGGGAATGGCTACCACCGCTGACCTGCGGAAACTCGATGCTCAAAGTCGGCCCACACCGGCTTGAGGTGTGCTACACTTGTCCCACAGCGGCCCCCAGAGTCGCTGAGGTTGATGAAGGAGCACAAGATGTCGAACCAGTGGGCACAGCGCAAGGCGGCTCAGAAGCGAGACCGGCGCGAGACGGCGCGGTCGCTGCAGAACCTCGTGAACGACCAGTTCGCCGCCCCGCGCCTTGTGACCAAGAAGGAGCGCCGCGAGCGCCCGGCGACGGCAGCGAAGCGAGAGCGCAAGGCGATCTACGGCAAGTACGACCCGACGAACGAGATCAGCGAGTGCTGCTACATGATCCTCGCGAACAACGGCTCGTGCACCGGGTGCGGCGAGACGCCGTGGCACATCGAGGCGCTCCGGGACGAGCCCGGTTGCGTGATGGCGTAGTACGGAACGACGAGAAGGAGCACACGATGAACGCACTGCGAGAGACCCTGGCGGCAGCGGACCTCATCCCCGGTGATGTGGTGACCGCGCCGACCGACACCTCGATCAAGGTCGGGTCCGAGATCATCGGCTACCCGTTCAGGCATCCGGAGATCGGCGAGACGATGGTCCCGATCTGGTGGAACGGGATCGAGATGACCCACCTCGTGTGGAGCGAGACGCCCATCGAGGTCCTCCGGTAATGGCCCGGACACGAGGCATGGAGGACCTCGTGGCCCTAGCCGAGAGGCAAGGGTTCAGGGTGAAGCGCACCAAGAAGGGCGTGCTCATCTACGGCAAGAAGCCGGGAACCGGGATGGTGCTGGTCCATCTCACCTGCTCGGATCACCGAGCGGTCAAGAACGCGAAGTCGGGGCTCAAGCGGTTGGGCGTCGAGTTCGACAGGTAGTCGCGCAGGAGAGTCCTGGCGACGGGAAGGAAACCATGAAGGTGCAGATCGACGAGAACGACGTGGTGGTTCTCGTGACGGCCTACGGCCAGAAGGTCGTGCGGGTGGACACCCAGCACGGCGACGAGGTGTACGTGACCATGATCCGCTCGGAGGACGGCGTGTCCGACGAGGTGTTGTGGCGCGGGAACCTCGACGGGTGCATGAGGGCCCTCACCGAGGACCTCTCGGTCCTGATGGCGCAGGAGCCGGTTTGGCGTCAGCCGGACGAGATCCTGGTCAAGGATGGGCGTGAGCAGGAGCACGCGACCGCCGTCTGACCCACTGGCAGTAGCCCGGCTCCGTCCCACCTCCGGGGCCGGGCTACTCACCAACCAACCAACTCACCACCGCCCCTATAGGGGCGGCGGGTGGTGAGTGGTGAGTAGATGAGAAGGAGCAGCGCATGAAGTACATCGTGGTGGCCCCGAACTACTGGGGTCAGGGCGAGTCACAGGCCGACGCAGTGGAGCAGATGCTCGCGGCAGGAGGCTCGGTCGAGCAGGGCTACAGCCTCTACGAACTGGCCGAGGGAACGCGGCTGGACAGCGTGGACGACATCCACGGCACTGTCCGGCTGGTCACCGAGACCGGCGAGGACTGGCACCAGGACGTGCACGGTCCGAGCGTCCGCACGGTCAGCGCGCAGGAGGCGATGACCTCGCGCATCCAGGACATCACCCGTGCCCTCGTCAACGAGGACATCGACGCGGAGATCGCAGCCGACCTGCGGTCCGAGCGCAACCGCTTGCGGCGTCAGATGGCGTCCGCTTGATCCGAGCCCCACGGCTCGACCCTGAGAGAAGGAGAAGTACATGAGCACCACCGCAGTGAGCACCGGAGTCGAACTCCGGACCGTCGTGGCCGACTACCCGGCCCGCTTCAAGCCGTCGGCCACCGTCGGCTACCCGTTCTGGTCCGGTACCAAGGACGAGCGCACGTTCTTCGTGATGTGGAACGGCGCAGCACCGTTCCTCGTCGCCGCCAAGGACGACCCGCGCTCCGAGGGGATGCGCGAGGCGTACGGCATGGAGACGACGCTGATGGAGGCTGCTGGGCTCGACCCGGCCACCCACCTGATCTGGTCGATCGACACCGAGCAGTTGGAGGTCACCGAGACCACGGCTACGTCCTCGATCCCGGAGTGCGTGGACGAGGCGCGGGCGTCCGGCTACGGCCTCGACGAGTACCGGGCCAACCGGCTCGCTCGCATCGCCGCTGCCGGGCCGCTGAACGGCAAGGTCCGGGTCACCTCGGTCTGCAACGAGGCGAACAAGGCGACGTGGCTGAACCGCGAGGCGATCCTCGACCACATCGACGAGCCGGACTCCTACCTGACCTTCCGGGTCCACCAGGAGGGCAACGTGAACGAGTCGATCTACGTCCATGCCGTCGAGCCGGTGGTCGAGGACGTGCCGGGAGCCGCTGAGCACGAGGCGATGGGCGAGGCCGAGGCCCCGACCAGCGACGAGATCAAGAACCGCGCGGAGCAGGACCTCACCGAGGCGTACCCGCTCGGGTCGATCTGGACGCACCGCTCGTACGGCGGCGAGAAGTTCGTGATCGTCGGGCACAACACGACCGGGCGCTACGACCTCAACGTGGTGACCCTCGCGACCGGCGAGCCCTCGGGAACCGGCGAGTGGCCGCGCAGCGCGCTGGATGCGTTCGGCACGCGCCAGCCGGACTTCGAGGTCGGCCAGTCGATGCCGGTGAAGTTGCTCGCGGCACTCCCGGCGGGCTACCTGTTCACCCGGCGGACCAGCAACGGGCTGTGGGTCACCCACGGCGACGGCACGGCGACCCAGATCGAGGGCCGTCAGGCTCAGCGCATGGGCCTCGGGTACAACCACCCGAACTTCGAGCCCACGAACTCGTGGGTGAACGACGGCTGGGAGTACGCCGGGTTCGACCCGGAGAAGGTGCCCGCCGACCCGGAGCCGGAGATCCGTGAGGACGCCATGACGACCGAGGAGGCCGTCAAGGAGGTCGAGCGCCTCAACGCCGACCTGATCCGGCTGCAGGAGGAGCGCGACACCGCTCAGGCCAACGCCGAGCGTCTGCGCAACTCGTTGGCCGAGCGGACGCGGATGCACGAGTCCGACATCGAGACGATCAGCGACAAGTTGATCGACGAGGCCGAGTCGCGGTCGTGGTGCGGCGAGTACGACGAGATCGTGGACTCGCTGAACGCGAACCTCAACGTCGAACTGCGCCAGCGGACCAAGGAGTACGAGGTCACGGTGGACGTGGTGGTTCGGGTCACCAAGACCGTCGAGGCGACCTCGGAGGAGGATGCTCAGGAGCAGGCGGAGGAGGACATCTCCGACTCCGACCTCGACGCGGGCAACATCCAGTCCACCGACCTCGTGAACGTGAGCCGCACCTAGATTCCCTCTCAGGGGGAGGCTCGCCGGGTCGAGAGTTTGGAGCGCCCACCCGGTGAGAGGTGCGGACGAGTGCGAGCACGGGGAAGTGAGAGACGGCTCGTCGCGGCACCACCTACTCATCGCGACAGAACGGCATTCGCCTGCGCCTTCGCGTTTGCGGAGTGACACTGAGACGTTCGACCGATCCGGTCTGAACGGGCTGCCCATCTGCCACCTCCCATTCAGGCGGGTGGGCAGTCCGAGCCGACCGGCTCCCAAGAGAAAGAGAACAACATGAAGAAGATCCTGATGATCGTCGCGGCACTCGCTGCCGTGATGCTCGGGTTCGCGGGTCCGGCCTCGGCCAACGACGACCAGCCCGACGCGGACAACAAGAAGGTGACCCTGTGTCACGCCACGTCCTCGGACACCAACCCGTACGAGAAGATCACGGTCTCGGTCTCGGCGTTCTACAACGCGGGCCACATCGACCACGCGGGCGACATCTGGGAGGCGTTCTCCTACGTCACCAAGGGCGGCGACACCGTGAACGTACCGGCGCAGGGCGACACCAGCCTCCTCGCGTTCGAGGACTGCGAGAAGCCGGACGAGGACACCCCGGTGACCAAGCCGGACGCGGTGTTCGCTGACCCGTGCGGCACGGCCAACGACGTGTTCTCGGTCCCGGCGGGCCAGGGCTACACGGTGGGTGCTGTCCAGGTCAACGGCGCGGTGCAGTCGATCACCGTGACCCTCGACGACGGGTTCGTGTGGGCTGACGGAACCTCGGCTCCGCTCGTGTTCGAGCGTCCGGTGTTCACCGACGTGGACTGCGACATCCCGGACACGGGTGCTCCGGAGTTCGCGACCGGCATGGGCTTCGGCGCTCTCGCGATGGTGCTCGCCGTCGGTGGCGTGATGCTGCTGCGCCGTCGCCAGACCGCCTGACAGGAGGGTGACCGTGAACAGCATCAGTGGCCGCTGGGTTGAGCGGCTCTACGCTCTCGCGATGGTCCTGGTGCTGTTCGCGGTGGCCTACCTGTCGTTCACCAAGCCGCTGCCGACTACGGCACGGCCCGACGAGCAGACCGACCTGTACGCCCAGGTGCCGATGGCCCTCGACCCGGACTCGCCGCCGCCGGTCGCGGCTCC